GAATGCCCTGCACCAAAACAAAATGGTGAGTGTGGTAGTTGCCGTTCCTGTTGGAGTCGTTCAATCAAACAAGTAAGCTATAAGGAGCATTAATGATAATAACTAAAGATGATATAAAAAAAGAATACCTTGAAGGTAATTATTTTTCTGATGGTACTGCAATTAAATATGATTATCAAAATGGTACAATAGAAACCGTTGCATTTTGTGATGAAAAAGAATTTGCTGAACATTGTGCAGAAGCATTAAATATATTATTTAATTTAAATAATGATGGTATAGAAACAAAGTAGAACAAATGACAGAACAAGATAAACAAGATTTAATATTTGCAAGTAGTTATTATTTATTTGAAACTTTACCACCTGGCTTTCAACATTGGCATGAAGATTTTTTAAACAAATGGATTGAAGAACATGCGTGGCAACCTTTTGAAAATTGGACAGGTGAAGACTTGTGGGTTGAAATTGAAAAACTAGCAGATGGAGTAAGAAAGTATATAAAGGATAAGAAATGACACAACGAGATGACGGACACGACTATAGAGATAGTAAGAATAGAGCGGAAGAGTATGAAAAAAAATTACAAAGAAGAGATAACTTTGTAAATATATTTGATGAATGGTTAGATAATTGCCCGTATGTATATAAAATTACAAAACCATCTATGAATATTAATGATGATAAAATTGTTGTAGAGTTTAATATTAAAGAACTAAGGAGTGATCAATGAGAGAGTATACATTCGTAAGAGGTGATGGAGATAAAAAAATTATTGAAGCTAGAAGTTTAAAAAAAGCTATAATAAAATATGGTGGTAAACCTATCGATCATGATGACCATGTAGTTATAACTTGGACAAGTAAGAAAAAAAATGATTGTGATAAAGTTGTGAAGTTACCATACATAACAAGAAAAGAAAGAAAAGGCAGACTATGAAATTAATATTTATTATATTTTTTTTGTGTCTTACATCTTGTAAGACAACAGATTATAATCCTTTAACAAGTGTATTAAGATATACGATAACTAATGCAGGTAAATAATGGTAAATAAACCTAAAGGTCAAAGTGAAGTGTGTAGATTAATATTAGATAATCATTACGATTGGTGTAAAAAAGAGGGTAGAGATACATCTTGGTATAACGAATGGAGGAAAAATTATGTGGAGACACCCAAGTTACTACGCAAAAATAAAAAAAGAAAATAGATTGACAAATAGTAAAAACTATGATAAGGAAATAAATAATGAAAAAATACAAAGTAAGAATATTCGGGATGGGAATAGACGCAGTAGCAATAATACCATTCGACAACGAACCAGATATAAAAACGATAGAGAATAATGTAGCTTATTATTTAAATAATAATTTAATGAAGATAGAGTCAAGTTCATTTTTTTCTGAAAAAAAATATACAATTACATATGAGGAAGTATCTATTTGAATTACCAGCAACAGTTACAAGTAATACAAAGTTTATATCTTTCTAAAAATTTACAGACAAGAATAGATTGCCCATTTTGTAATAATAAAAATACATTGTCTATAGACACTACAGACAATAAAATATATTGGTATTGCTTTCATGCATCTTGTAAAGCACGAGGAAAAAAAGAAGGAGAAAAAGATATGCAGTATGTACAAAAAGTTTTTCAAGGTAATAAAGATTTACACATAGAAGATAAAGACTTTGAATTACCAGATAGTTTTCAATCAATATATTCTAATAATAAAGCCATGCAATGGTTAGCTAATAATAATTGCTGGGAGTCTTGGTCTTGGGGTAGAGCAGATTTTAAATATGATGTTAAACAAGATAGAGTTGTATTCTTAATTAAAAATAGAGACACTCATAAAATAGTTGGTGCAGTAGGTAGAGCATTAAATAAAAATGAATTTCCAAAATGGTTTATGTATGGTAATAAAGATATACCATTTAAATGTGGTATATGTGATGATGCAGTAATAGTAGAAGATTGTCCATCTGCTTGTGCTGTATCTAATATATTAACTGGCATATCCATAATGGGTACTAAATTAAAACGTACACATATGGATCATATAAAACCATATAAAAATTTATATATATGTTTAGATAGAGATGCTACAACAAAAGCATATGACATGGCAAAAGATTTAAGATCCTCTGGATTTGAAAACGTAATAGTTAAACCTTTAGAAGATGATCTTAAATACTACAACACAGAACAGATAAGGAAAATATTTTATGAATGATAATATGAAAAAAGAAATATTAGCTAAATGGAATGAGTGGAAGTATGATCTTTGGGAAGCTAATAAAAATAACTGGACTCAAAGAGATCAATCAATAGCAGAAACAATAGATCAAATTTTATTAAAGGAGTTAGATGATAGAAAAGCAAGCAATTAAATTAATGTTAAATAAGAAGTTTTACAACCAATACAAAGGTTCAATATCTCCTACTATATTTTATGGAGATACTAAATCTTTATATGATACAATACAAAAAGCACATGACAAATATGATACTGACATAAAAATAGGTGAGTTGTATTCTTTGCATACTGCAATATTTAATCCTGCATTAACTCGTGCTGCTAAAGAAAAGTTTAGTGAATTAGTAGAAGATATAAAAGAAATCCAAGAGCCTAGCAAAGAAATAGCTGAAGACATAATGAGAACTCTATCTGATAGAGATCTTGCACAAAGAATAGCAGTAGAAGCTACTGAAATATTTAATGGTAAAGAAGCAAATTTTACAGAGATTAGTGGTATGATAGACAAACATAAGACTAACATATTAGAGGATAAAGAACCTGCTGTTACAAAAGATGTAGAAAAAGTAATAGAACTATTAGATGTTACTACTAGGTGGAAATTTAATATACCTGTGTTAAAAGAAAATGTAGGTGGTATTGGTGGTGGTAATCTTATGATAGCATTTGCTAGACCAGAAACAGGTAAGACTGCTTTTTGGGTTAGTTTATGTACTGGGCCTGAAGGATTCTGTTCACAGGGTGCTAACGTTCATGCATTTATAAATGAAGAACCAGCAATAAGAACTCAGATAAGAGCTATATCAGCTTATACAGGTATGACTAGAGAAGAGATACTATTAGATAAGGTATTAGCACAGAGATATTGGTCTGATATAAAAGATAATATATCTATGTTTGATACTGTTGATTGGTCTATAGAAGATATAGATGCACATTGTGAAAAGAATAAACCAGATATAATAGTTATTGATCAATTAGATAAGATAAATGTAAAAGGAACTTATGCAAGAACAGATGAAAAGTTAAGACAGATATATACTAATGTTAGAGAGATAGCTAAGAGGAGAGAGTGTGCAGTGATTGCAATATCACAAGCGTCAGCTGATGCACATAATAGAAATAGTATTTCATTTGATCAGATGGAAAACTCTAAGACAGGTAAAGCTGCAGAGGCTGATTTAATTATTGGTATAGGTAGAAATTCTAACACAGATACAGAGAATAAAATAAGAACACTATGTGTTAGTAAAAATAAAATAAATGGGTATCATGGTGAGCCTGTTTGTACTATTAGAAGAAGTATAAGTAGGTACGAGGTATGATAACAACAGTAGACGTAGAGACATCTTGGCAAAGAAATGAAAATGGTGGGTATGACCCATCACCTTTTCATCCAGATAATATATTAGTTAGTGTGGGAATTAATGATGAATATTATTTTACAAATCACAGTGAGAGAATAGATAAGGGATGTTTTCATAAGATACAATCTGTCTTAGATAAGACTTCATTACTAGTAGGACATAATATTAAATTTGATTTGATGTGGTTATTAGAGTCTGGATTTAAATACAGTGGTAGAGTTTATGATACTATGTTGGGGGAGTATATACTTAATAGAGGTATAAGAAAAAGTCTAACACTAGAGATGTCCTGTCGTAGAAGAAAGATAGGATCTAAGGATAGTAGTATAAAAGAATATATGGATCGTGGAGTATCATTTGAGAATATACCTGCAGATATTGTTGAAGAGTATGGTAAGATAGATGTACAGATAACTAGAAGATTGTTTGATTCACAGATGGATGATCTAAAAATGGCTAAAAATAAGGGTTTATTGATGACTCTTAAAATGATGAATGAATTTTTAGTTGTCTTATCTAACATGGAACGTAATGGTATTAATATAAATTTAACTGAATTAGAACAGGTAGAGAAAGAATATCGTGCAGAGTTTGCTTATTTAAAACAAAAAATAGATAAAATTGTTTATAAACAAATGGGAGATACAAAAATAAATTTATCTAGTCCAGAACAATTATCATGGTTAATATATTCTGTTAAACCAAAAGATAAAAAAGAATGGTGTAAAATATTTAATATTGGTATAGACAAAAATACTGGTAAAAATAAAAGAAGACCAAACTATTCTAGACAACAATTTAGAAATCTAATTGATAATAATGTAGAAAAACTTTATAGGACAGTTGCTCAACAATGTATTGGATGTAAAGGTAAAGGAGTTATTAAAAGAATTAAGAAAGATGGTAGCCCATACAAAAATTATACTAAGTGTTCTGAATGTGATGGTGATGGATATACTTATACTCAAATGGCAAAGTATGCAGGTTTTAGACAAAGACCTAGGAGTGTTTATGATGTTGCAGAGTCGGGATTTAGAACAGATAAACTTACATTAAATAAAATTGCATCTGAAGCAGAAGGTGAGTTTAAAGAGTTTATAGATTCTATTGTTAGGCATAATGCAGTTGATACATATTTAAATACTTTTGTAGAAGGATTAAAAAACTTTACAAATGAAAAAGGTTTTTTACATCCTAAATTTATGCAAGCAGTTACTGCAACTGGCAGATTATCTAGTAGAGATCCTAATTTTCAAAATCAACCAAGAGGCAAAACTTTTCCTATAAGAAAAGTTGTAACATCTAGATTTGAAAAAGGTAGTATACTTGAGGTAGACTTTGCACAATTAGAATTTAGAACAGCAGTTTACTTAGCACAAGATAAACAAGGTATAGAAGATATAAAAAATAAAATAGATGTTCATCAATACACTGCAGATATTATAGGTGTATCTAGACAAGATGCAAAAGCACATACATTTAAACCTTTGTATGGTGGTGTTACTGGTACAGAAGATGAAAAAAGATATTACTCTAAATTTTTAGAAAAATATAAAGATATAAAAGTTTGGCATGATAAATTGCAAAGTGAAGCAATAAGATTTAAACAGATTAAACTACCAACTGGTAGAGAATATGCTTTTCCGTATGCAGAGAGAACACCTTGGGGTGGATCTACATATGGAACACAAATAAAAAATTATCCTGTACAAGGTTTTGCAACAGCAGATATTGTACCGCTTGCTTGTATAAATATATATAAACTTATGCAAGAACAAAAGGTAAAAAGTTTACTTATAAATACAGTTCATGATTCTATTGTAGCTGATGTTTATCCTGGAGAAGAAGATGTGATGAGTAAAATATTTAAACAGGGCACAGCAGATGTAATACCTGCACTTAAAAAGTATTACAAAATTGATTTTAATGTTCCGCTTGACACTGACCTTAAAATCGGTTACGATTGGTTAAATATGAAGGAGGTTTCATGACCAAAGAAATAGATGCATTAGAAACAATCGATGATTATTCTGATGATCAGTATTCTGCTTTTTTAGAATACACTGCATTAAAAGATCAATGCATAATAGAACCAACAACATTGTATCTAGACAATAATCACGAATTTTTTTCAGAGTGGAAATACTTTGCACAATCTGATGGTTTAGATATTAAAATAATACAAGGAGATACTAGAATATGTTAGCTAAATTATTTACTTATTTATGTGGATGTGCGACACTTTGCGTTATATTTTTTATGATATACTTGACATTAAGTTTATTTTTTTATTGATTTTTTATTTAAAATATGATATACAATATATTAAAAATAGGAGGACAAAATGTCTGATAATAACTTAGTAAATATAAAAGGAATGTCTGATGAGCAAATTATGCAAGCCATTGGACAAGATGATGGATCTAATATGGGTACAAACATACCCAGATTATCAATCAATCGAACACCCGAAGATGACGATGGTAATCAATTACCAGTTGGTCACTTCTCTACATATGATTCAAATGTAGGTCAAAATGTTTATGGTAAACCAGTTACATTTAGACCATTCATAAGTGCAATGCAATATATGCATTATGATGCAGAAAAAGGAGAGTATGTTAACAGATCTATTATATTTAAAAGCTGGAAAGAAGAGGCCATAGATATTCTTGGTGGTACAAGATGTGGCAAGATCCCTTTTAAAGATAGATCAACTCTAACACCTCAAGAGTTAGAGCAACAAAGAACAATAAGATGTTATAAACTTGTGTATGGCTTATTGTCTTTTAATAATGGTAAAACTGCACAAGGTAATTCTCATAATGTAGAAAATTTACCTGCATTATATAGAGTAACTGGTACAGCATTTTCACCTGTAAGTGCTGCTTTAGATCAATTGAAAAAAAGAAAAAAACTTATGTTTAATTGTACTTTTACAATAGATACTAAAAGGCAAAAAAAAGGTGGTAATGTTTTTTATGTTCCAGAGATAAGTGTAAATGCTGAAGAAAATTTACAGTTGTCTGATACGGATATGGAAACACTAAAAGTATTTCAAGATTCTATTAATACAGAAAACACTGAAATAATTGCTGGTTACAATAAAGCAAAAAATAGTAAATCAAATAGTGGGGATAAGATAGACGCAAAAATCGTTGAAGAAGTTAATGACGATTCTCCAGAAGAAATCTTAGCATCATAATGAATACTATACTTTTACAAGTTCAAAAGTATCTTGATAATGTATCAAAGTCTCCTGTAAAACTTGATACAAAGTTAGTTCAAGAGTTTGGTGAGGCGTGTAAAAACGCCTTACTTAAACAGTTTGAAGAAAATAGAAGTAATAAGTTTGAACCTAGAATGTCAAACATAGGTAGACCTTTATGTCAATTACAGATGGAAGCTAAAGGTATTAAAGGAGAAGGACAACCTTATAATGTAAAAATGAGAAATACATTTGGAGATATAATAGAAGCACTTGCAATATTAGTTATGAAGTCAGCTGGTGTAAATATTAAAAATGAACAAAAAAAAGTTACATATAAATTTAATGGAGATAAAATTGAAGGCAGACAAGATGTTGAAATTGATGGAAAAATTTGGGATATTAAAAGTGCATCACCATATTCATTTGAAAAAAAATTTGGAGAGGCAGGAGGATTTAATGAAGTTGTTAAAGAAGATTCATTTGGTTATGCATCACAAGGTTTTTTGTATGGAGAAAGTCAGAAAAAAAATTTTGGTGGGTGGATAGTAATTAATAAATCTACAGGAGAATGGACAGTATGTGAAACTCCTCAATCTGTAGAAGAGTATAAAGCTACAGCTTTAAAACTTGCTAAAAGTAACTTTAAATCATTAAAAGATAATAAACCTTTTAAAAGATGCTACACAGATGTAGCAGAAACTTTTAGAACTAAACCTACTGGTAATAGAGTTTTGGGCTTTGTGTGTTCTTATTGCCCATACAAACTTCCTTGTTGGGGAAGAGATAAATTGCAGTTGCTACCGCAGCAGCAATCTAAAGGTAAAAATCCTAAATGGGTTTGGTATACTTCTGTTACGAACCCTAGGGAGGAAACCAGAGAGTTTAATGGTGGATAGTTTAAGGGGTCTGTTCACCATTGACTCTTTAAGTTTTATAATATGCATTTATATTTTATAGTTTTTAAAAATAAAAAAGATAAAAATTATAAACTGTTTACTAATACTGTATTTGATAAAGAAAAAGAAGCAGAAGATTTTGGTAAAAAAAGTATGAAAAGAGGATATGAACACAAAGTGTTAGATTATAATAGTGAAAACTATAATAGGTATTGGAATGAAAAATAAAAAAATAGGTGCAATTAACTATATAAATTCAGTTAAAGTTATAGTTAGTCCTTGGCAAAAAGGTTTTAATTGTAGTATTGTTATGGATAGTAAATCTAAAATGACTACAGAGGAGTACGAATTATGTTCTACAATAGCTAGAGGCATGATAAAAATGGCAACTACTGATCCCCATTCAACGTTTCTATGGGGTCTTCGTGGATTTGCTGAAGATAAAAAGAAAAGCAGTAAAGACTTGAGTATAAGTTCTGTAGCAGAATTTGATGATGATTCTAATGTTATAGATTTTCTTGAGTTTTTAAAAATGAAACGAGATAAGGAGTTAAACTAGTGGCAACACATTTAGTTATAGGTGATCCTCATTGCACACCTAAAGCAAGCAATGAAAGATTTCTGTGGGCAGGTAGAGTGGCAGCAGATTATAAAGTTTCTCATATAATATGTATGGGTGATTTTTGTAGTATGGATTCTTTATCTTCTTATGATAGAGCAAAGAAATCATTTGAAGGTAGAAGATATCAAAAAGATATGGAACATTCACACCATGCATTATCTTTATTAAATAAAGGTATGGGTAAACATAAAGCTAGAAAAATTATGCTACATGGTAATCATGAGGATAGGATTGATAGATTTGTAGATGAAAATCCAGAGTTAGATGGCACACTTAAAATTAGTGATCTTAAATTTAAAGAGTATGGCTGGCAAGAAATACCATATAAAAAAATTAAAGTAATAGATGGTGTACATTATTGTCACCATTTACCTTCTGGTATTATGGGTAGTGCAATATCTGGTGAAAATATTGCAAGAAGTATATTGACAAAGCATAAAGTTTCTGCTAGTGTAGGCCATAGTCATTTATTAGATTATGCAGTATCAACATTACCTAATGGTAAAAAGTTACACGCCTTGTCTGCTGGATGCTATTTAAATCACACAGAACATTTTGCTAGAGATACTCAGCACATGTGGTGGAGTGGTTTAATTATTAAAAAAGAAGTTAAAGATGGTAATTACAATATGGAGTTAATTGATATTAAAACCATTAGGAGGGAATATGGTAAAAGATAAACGCACATACATAAAGAAGATGGATCATGGTCATGATATGTCATATGAAAATGAAAGGAAACATGATAATGTACATTCACCTTCACACTATATGCATGGTAAAAAAGAAACTATAGATGTTATTCGTGATTGTATGGAAAACGATGAGTATCATGGATATCTTAAAGGTAATGTTTTAAAGTACGTTGCAAGATATAAATTTAAAGGAGAGCCATTAGAAGATTTACATAAGGCTCAGTGGTATCTTGATAGATTAATTAAGGAGGTTAGCAATGGGGCAAGTTAAACAAGCAGTTCTAGAAGTAGAAGATTTCGTTGCAGGTTGTTTGCGTGAAGGTAGAACGTTAAATCAAACTATACGAGATGCCAGAGAATCTATGGCAGCAAAAACTAATCCTTATTTTGGTGATGAGGAATTAGTAGAAAATAAATACTACCAATTTAAAGGAGCAGAGTAATGAGAGATAAATTTATTGAAGCTTTAAAAGCTAAATACGAAGCAGAAATAAAAGTAGCAAAAGCTACTATAGAGGTTTTCTTTGAAAAACCTGTTGGTGTAGGAGAACATCCGCAGTTTGTTGAAGAGATAGATAAACAATTAGAAATAATTACATGTGCAAGAGATAAAATAAAAACTATTGAAGATGATTATTCTAATTATGACGATATACCATTTTAATAGGAGGAATAATGGCTGAAGAAAAACAAAAAGTACAACAACCTACACCCAGAACTTACTCTATAAGTTCTGAACAATTAATGGATGTAATGAGATATTTAATGACTAGACCCTATGGAGAAGTTGTTAAAATTATGAATATGTTATCTACACTAAATCCACAAGGATTTAATGAGGGAAAAGATGACGGAAAAAAATAATAACAAACATTACACTGGATTACTATTTGAATTAAAGATAGGACTAAATGAGAAGAATACTATTGTAATAGATTATGGAGGTAAACCTGTAGGTAAAATAAGAGAAGCACTAAAGGGTTTACCTTACCATGGTAATCTATGTGCTGCCATAATAAATCATGCTAACTCCGTAGGTAAAAAATTAGAAGATGATATTAAACAAATTATACAAAAGATCTAATGAAATGTTTTTATTGTAATGCAGAAGTAAGATGGAATAATGATTATGATACCGAAGACACTTATCCAGAATCAAAACATAATATTGTAAGTATGTATAATTGTGATGAATGTGATACTTGGTATGAAGTGTTTCATCAAAAAAAAGTTTTGGTTGACCAAAAAAAAAGACACCTAGAGTAAAACTCTAAGTGTCTTGTTGTTGCCTGCGAGGGGAGTCTTTATGGCTCCCCTTTTTATTTTAAAGTATTCATTTGAGATTTCATAGGTTTCTTAGTAGGTAAAATTAATTTACCTGTATCATCTTTTGGATTTATGAAATCTAAAATTTTTGTAATATATACATCTTTTAAAAATTCTGTGTAATTTTCTTTTTCAGCATATTTACCCAAAGAATCAAAATAATTTAATGTGTCATCACCTCGTGCTACAGATTCTCTTATACCTTCGTAATTAGATCCAGTTTTCATAAGTTCTAAAAATCCTTTTATACTATCTTCTGGATTATTAAATACTCTAACTTTAGCTTTTTTATTTGGATCTTGTGATAATATAAATGATTCATTACCTATAGCTTGTATACCAAAAAAATTATTTGCTCTCTTAGCAGTATCAGCACCTTCAAAATTAAAGTTGCCTGTTTCAGCTGTAGCCATTGTTAAAATAAAATCATCATTAACATTAGCCTCAAATGAATCTGGGCTATATTGAGATTTAACTTCCCGTATTTTTTTTAGGAAGTCTCTATGTTTTCCGTATTCATCCATAGTTCCATGTATTAGTATTAAACTAACAATTCCAAGCACGAAGTGCTTTATTAATTCTTGAATTTGGATCATTAGCTGTTTTAGCAGATGTTAATTTTTTTTTCATGCCTTTCATTCTCGCACAAAAACTAGCTCTTCTTTTATTACCAACTTTTTTACTGGGTCTTTTTAAATTAGCACCAGTCTTTCTTTTAAAATATTTACGACCTGCTTCATTTAATCCTCCAGAGGGGTTTTGGTATTTTTTAGCTACCATTATTTTTTCCTTTTAACTGTCATTGCAGCTCTTTTAAATTGTGCTGCAGTAGGTGCACCTTTTGCACCTTTTTTTCTCATAGTTTCACCACGCTTTCTTTTAGCATGAATATTAGCATATAGTCCTTTTCTCATTATACCTTCTTTGCTAGTTTTTTATTCATTTTCATTTGAACTTTTTCTGGTAATTTAGAAAAACCTTTGAATTTTTTTTTCATAGCTGATTTTTTCATACCATTTTTTTTCATATTATTTTTCATCATTCCTGGCATTAACTGTACCTCCTATATTTAGCTGTTTTTTTAGCAATACCTTTTGGTTGTTTACTATGTTGTTTACCTTTTTTAGTATCTTTTCTTTTTGCTCTGGTCGTTGCAGCATATTCCGCAGCACTTAAATTCTTTATTGCTGCAGAAGGCAAGTACCTTTCTCCAGTAATGCTCGATTTTTTTCCAGATTTTGTACGCCATTTTTGCTTTGACCATGCCTTTAAACTCCTTTGACTTTTTGCAAGTGCCATTATGTTTTTCTCCCTTTTCTTATAGCTTCTTTACCTTTTTTAAATATAGATGCCACCTGCGATTTACCCATAACTTTTG